TTCCTTCTCAATTATCACCCGCGCCATTTGTGCCACTGGTCGGCTCTCCTCTTCTGCCCTCTTCTTCAGGGCTTCGTGAGTTTCCTCTTTTAATACTATTGTGATAGGATGTTTTTTCATGGTGTCTTTCCTCCCCATTGATCTGCCATTGCATCTGCAATTCCTGAATATGTCGTTGATCTCATTCTCGCACGCTCTGGACCGGGAGCCATTCTCCATATTCTTTGATCTCTCCCCGATACTATATCTGTTGGCGTGAGAAGTGGCAGACCTTTGAGCCATAAACAAGTGGCTTTAGTCTCTCCATGCCCAAACTGCCACGGCTGAATTATTTGATCTGGTTTTCGATATAGTGTGGACATTATTCCTATCGGGTTTTCAATAGCGATCTTATCACACTCAAGGTATGTAAATAGCCTAAATAAATCAATGCCGGATTGTTGTCTTCCATCCGCAATTTTATCCCTAAACCACCGCGCCCCCGAAACAGCTAAATGGGTACATGGCGGGAAGGCAATAATCATGTCCCATCTCTTAAACAATGGGAGCGTGATATCACATTCATAATGCCATTCAGGATGACCACCAGAACACTGGAGCGTGTCACAAGAGTATGCTTCGTGGCCCAGTGATCTAAACGCCTTTGTGACCGCTTGACTCTCTTCACACGCTACAAGAACTTTCATTTTTTCGCCTCGCTATGCACTTTTGAATATACGCTTTTGGTGTGTCATTCGTTCCATATTGTTTATTCCTGATTTCGACAAGACGCTTGATAAACTTTCCTGTTTCCCGCTTCTGTGATTCCGTGACTCTCATCTCCCCTCTCCCCTTCCCGGAGCAAGCCCTCCGGGTGGCGATTATGAGTTAATTGTCGTGTCGAGTGTATTCTTACGCACACCCAAATAATCGGCACGTTTAAAATTGCATAAATTTCCTCCAGTCCATAGCTCATAAAACCCTTGCTTCTGTCCGCCGAAGATTGTTCCGGGGAATTCTTCACCTTTTTTCATCCAAACGATTTTTGAATATTCCTTTTCTGCTATAATTTTCATTTTGTCTTACCTCCCCTTTTCGTTGGTATAAATTAATTTTTCGAGTCGGTCCCTGCATATCGTTACTTCTTCTTCAGCCTCTTTTCGGAAATGTTCAGGTTTGTGGTAGAATTTTCCCCCCACCACAAACCTGTCAAGATGTTTTACTGCCCTCTCCAGCGCTCTCTTTGCATATTCGATTTGTTTTTCAGATCCTTTCATTTTCCTTTACCTCCCCTTTATTTAATTACAGAATATATCAAAGGGGATGTAATGTCAAGCTTTATTTTTAATTATTATTAAATAAAATTAGAAGGCCATACTTTCAAGTATTTCTTCCTTGGTCATGTTTGCATACGCCGACTCTTCCACTTCCACGATCATGTCCCTTGCCTTTAATCCCAACGCCATAGCTAGGGTAACGGCTCCATCAATGCGGAAACGACTGGCACTTTTATCCAATTTCCTGTTCCCTGCCGGATCTGGCTTCCCGGTCATGGCGTTAGAAATGTTCCACGTCAAGACCGGGTTCCCGTCATGCACAAGGCGGCGTTCAAGTATTGAAACCTCAAAGGCATCTATCGCCGGGGCCATGTCCTTAAAACCCTGCCCCCAGGGCACAAGTCTTATCGCCCCATCTATCGGGTCGTCCTTCCCCTCGACGTAAACATTTAATCCGACCCGGTTGCAGGCGTTCAGGAAGATATCAATCCTCCATCTGTCAAAGGCTATCCCACAAATACGATATTCCGTTGCGATTTTGGCGATACGTTCCACCACCCATTCATATTGTACCGCCCTCCCGGGTGTCGTTTCTATGTAGCCTTGTTTCTCCCATACGGTATAAGGCACTCTATCCCTTAGCTCATGTTCCTTGATTGACGCTTCAGGCTTCCAAAACCATGCCTTGACGCGACTATCCTTCCCCTCGGTAACACCTGTAAGGGACGTTAAGTCCTGCGCTCCTGAGAGGTCGAGGGCGAGATATAGGCCCTCTTCTGGTTTGATGGTGTACTCACCCTGGCATCCCATCCATTCGGCGCGTGGAATGAGGGGGGCCTGGGCATCAATTCTTTGGTTAAGATATAAGTTTCGGAAGGCCGCCTCGAAGGTTGGCATTCTCTTCGCCCTCTTTGCTGCCGTCCTCATTTCGGGAAGGGATCTGAAGTCTCCGAGCGCGGGGTTTGCCAGCCGCCACAGCTTGATGTTCTTGAATATCTCCGCTTCGTCTGCATCGTCAGGGACTGCATAAAGGTGGCACACGGTCGTCGGGTCATCCCCAGACAGTCCATCGTCAATGAGCTGAGACAGAAGGTGCTGCGGATCGTTTGACTGGGTAGAAATAACAATAGACAATGGCTCTTCTCTCGCTGCGCCTGCTGTGTCCAAAGCATCATACAAATCGCGGTTTCTCGCTTGTGCAAGCTCGTCATATATGAAAAATGATATGTTCATCCCAAACTTGCTTCCAGCTTCGGCACTGATTGCCTTGAAGACAGACCCATTGGAAAAACAAACCATAGTCTTGGTACTATCAACGATCTTAATATAAGACTCAAGTTCAGGATCGGCACGAACAATCTGGCAGGCGTAACGAAATACTATTCCAGCCTGCTCCCGTTCCGTGGCGGCAGCGACTATCTCACCATTTATAATCGCTTCCGGGCCGACAAGATGAACCAATGCAAGGCAAGCAATAAGTGCCGTCTTCCCGTTCTTCCTGGCCAGAGACAAGATCGCCCTTCTTACTATCCGATTTTTATTACCCTCCACAGGGCCGTAAACATCTCTGATAAAATCCTTTTGAAACTTTCGGAGCTTAAACGGGGTGCCTTCCCCTTTCCCCGAAGGAACAATAAGCTGTTCGATAAATGCTATGATCCTGTTGACCCTCTGTGTGTTTATCTTTTTTTTCATAACTATCCAATATCAGGCATATTTATTTTTAATAAAAGTGAAAATAAGTGCATTTTTTCCTTGACATAACCTAAACGCTTTGATATTCTGTAATCAAGAAAGGGGAGGTAAGGAAAATGAAAGGATCTGAAAAACAAATCAAATGGGCAGAGGAAATCAAGGCAATCATGAAACAGAATTTTGACGCTATCCGCACACAGTTTGAGGGTAACGCCATAGCAACCAAGGCCATTGATTTTGTCCAGGGTCTTGACTGGGCAACATTCTGGATCGACAATCGCAACTCCAACCCTATGACCATGCTGAACGAGATAGCGCGGGGCAATCTCCGCACAAGGGGCGACGGGTATGACCACACCGCCAAATTCGACCAAGCCACCGGGGCAATCACGGTGACGTGGGAAGAGATTGTAAGCGATGGCAAGGGCGGCCACAAAGAAACGAAAGAGGAGGTAATGTAAAATGACAAGCAGAGACAAGCTCCAAAAACAAGCAGAACAGGGGAAAATCACAGGCCGCGAACTTTGGGCCGGATTAAAGTGGGATAAGATGACAGACGGGGAAAAGGCGATAGAATTTGAAAGACTGGGCGCCGCGACTTTGGGCCGCAAAGGTGGCTTGAAGAAATCGGAGAAGAAGACCGCCGCCGCCCGCGAGAACGGGAAAAAGGGCGGAAGACCCAGAAAGGAAAAACCATGAAACGTAAAGCGCCTAAACGAATTATCAAAGTTGCACCGCATCAATCCGCCCAGGATTGCATCGGGGATCTCACAAAAGATTGCAGTATCATCGGAGTGACAAAAGGTCAGTTCTCGCTCCTCGATCTTATCAGAGCTGTATCTGACCAAATCGGCCCAGCCTCGCTCACTGTCTCCACATGGTCCACCGGGATTAGGGACACTCAGAATGTTGGGATGCTTATTGACAAGGGAACTTTTACATCTGTCAGTCTTTGCCTTGATCGTAGCTTTGCAGGGCGACAACCCAAATATCTCCCAACCGTGATTGAGGCATGGGGAGAAGACAACATCCGCATGACCCGCAATCATGCAAAGTTCTTCCTGCTCAGAAACAATAAGTGGAATTTCTGTTGTAGATCTTCCATGAACTTGAATAGAAACCCACGCCTTGAACAGTTCGATCTTGACGACAGCCCTGAACTCTGTGACTTTTTCCAGGGAATGATTGACGAAATCTTTGAGAAAATGCCGCCCGGTCTCACGAAGAAGGTGGCAACTTGTGATAAAGTCTTCCCGGAGCTTCTGGGAGGTGGTATTTCCGATCAATACGCGCAGGAAGATATCTCTAAAGAATGGGGAAATATTTCGAATGATTGGTGGAGAGATTAAGGCAGTACCCCACCCGTGGAGCATGTTGACTAAGCTAAGGATATTATTAACTTTTAAAAATCTTAGCTTAGTCACTTTTTCCCTCCGATTAAGCCTGTAAATTTGGACTCTTTCCCCTTGCCAGGATCAACCCCCAGCTTCGCCCTTGCCGCCGCCCCTATTCCAAACTCGGAAGCGTAGCGAACCATATCCGCCGCCGCCTTGTTTGCTATCCCGATCAACGGTTGCTGAATGTAGTTGCCTGATATTGTCTTATGAACCAGCCCCGCAATGACTCCGCCATTTATAACAAGTGCCTGAAGCTCTTCTTCTGCGTGTCTCCACCTTGAGTATGCTGTGCAGTAAGCCGCCAGGACTTGCTGATCTATCTCGGCCAGGACTTTCATTGCATACAGGCCATCTACTATCCGGTCCCATTCCGTCTTTGCATATTCGTCGAGGAACTCAGGGAGGGTAGGCATACCTTCCGGAGGAATCGGTTCTGTCGGAATCCTTTTCTTGCCGGGATTGCCTTCTATGATTTTGAGTGCTGCAGGTTTCTTTTGTCGTCCCATTACATCACCT